ATTATAAAGATTGATTGTATACTCGATAACTTCAGATTTATTTTGAATATCAAGCATGTTTACAAACTCATCAATAGCTTTTTCAATAATAACACCGGACAGATCTAACTCAACTTTATCATCAACTTTAATTTTGTTATAGTTAACGTCATAGTCAATTCTAAGATCATTTGGTTTAAAGATATTCATCTTACTAACAAGAGCATCTAAATGTTCAGTGCTAATATTCTTGTCGATAACCACTTTTACAATATTGTTAGTTAATGTTTCATTAAACTCCTTATCAACATCTTTAACGTTAATAAGTTGTGAAAGGGTAATTTGTTTATGCTTTGGAGTAAAGCTACATTCAGTAAATTCATAATCACCTTTAGATATATCTAAAGTGTAATAACCTTTAGTCTGACCAGAGTCACCAAAGTCCATTTCAAAAGGGTTTCCTACATATACAATAATACTCTTGTTAAAGTCTTTTTCATCTCTTAAATGGAAATGACCCGAAAATACTAAAGGTGCTTTATCAATAAGAGTACTTGGATCATCACCGTGATCACAAATCTTAAAAGCATTCATCTTAAAATTGGTAAGTTCAAAATGACCAAAAATAATATCACTTTTTGGTATATCAGTTAATTTAGTACCCCAAGGACAAAAAGTTAAACGTTTGCCATTTGCAATTAAAGTTTCCATCTTATCATGAATAATAAGATTACGTCTACCTTTTAAGATAGATAAACTATTTACTTCAGATGTATCTTTATAATAACAATCATGGTTACCGGTAATGCTATGAATATTAAAGTCTTTTAATTCAGCTAAAAACTTATCACCAGCATCAAGAGATATAAGACTAATTTCATCTCTATAATGAAAGAAATCTCCGCAAAAGATAATATCTTGAATACCTTTTTTATGCAGATCTTGTTTAAACCATTTTACCCAATCAAGTGCAACATCAATCCAAAAACTGGAATTTTGATGCACACCTAAATGTAAGTCTGAAAATATTGCTACTTTATTATTCATTAGTTGAACTTGCGTTATCCGGTACTTCGTCATCACCATATCCGTCTGGTTTAACGTAAATATTGACATCTGAATTATTGTTTAGTTCCTCTTCGTAGAATCTACTTTTATATTCATTGATAGCTTCATTATGCTTCTTTTCCTTTTTAATTCGATTAATAAAGGCATGAAAAGCAATTGTTGTAAAATATGAAAAAGGATTATATTCAGATTCAATATTAAATTTGTGATTTTTTACAGCGGTAAACATCTTTACTAATGCATCACCTATCATTTCATCCTTATAAGTGTAATTAATAAAATTAGATGAATAGCTTAGACCGTTAGCAATTTTACTAATATACTCAGCTAGAATATCTTCACCTTTACCGGTTTTATAATACTCCACCAAATTGAGTTTAAATTGTTCTGGATCTACGTAATGTTCCGTTTTTTTGGGTTTAGGACCTCTCTTAGCCATATATGTATTGATTGTAATGTATGTACATTACTTTTCAACTATATTATTCTCTGTAAATATAATTTTTTCAAGCTTGTAAATTTCTTTACGTTTTTCAGAATGGGAAAGGCTGTACTTTAACTTGTCTGTAATATCGTAAATTATTAACTTTTGCTTATTATCATTTAATCTCAAACCCCTACCAATAGATTGTATAATACGTATGAAGCTTTTACCTCCAGAGGCAAATATAATATTATGTAGGTTTTTAACATTAACGCCTGTTGAGAATATAGCACTAATAGCTACGCAAACTATGTTATCGTTTTTTTCCATTTCTTGGATTACTCTAGCTCTCTCATCTACATCAACCTCCCCTCTAATAAAGTATACCTTCTTAGTAGGTAGTAATTCAGTTAAACTATTAAACATTTCCAATCCATGTGAAATATGGTTAACTAATATAAGAGTGTTATTATTGCTAATTTTACATAACGCTGAAATAATTTTATTACGAAATTTGCTTGCGTATATAAAATCTAACTCAGTTTTAAATTTATTAGTAGCTTGAGAGTATTGTACTTTATCCTTATAGGTAATTTCCACAATTTTTATTTCAGCATTCGTAAGATAATTTTCAACTCTTAAATCATAACTAGTCTTTTCATAAAAGACGGTTCCAAGCTTACCGATAATATTCCATTCATCAATTTTATTGTCGGGTAATGTACCGGTTAACCCAAACTTGTGGTTAGTTTTAATATCTGCAATTAACTTACACACTTTGTTACCTTTTTTAAGTTTATGACATTCATCAACGATAACCATGTCGACGTTCACAAGCCAAGGGTGTTGATCAAATCTACTCTGTAATATGCCAATATTAGCAATAACAACATCACTCGTTAAATCTGGTTCAACACTACCAGTCCATCTAGTACATTTAAAAGGAACGCCATAGTTAGTAAAATCTTTAAACGTTTGATCTACAAGAGTTAGGTCGGGTACAATAAGTAAGATTTTTATTCTAGTATTTAAAGAAAAATATGTAGATATTAATGAAGCTATAGTAAGGGTTTTACCACCTCCAGTACCAACTTTAATAATACCCCTACCGAATAATAGAGCTTGTTTTACTGTTTCATATTGATAATCTCTAAGTTTTAAATTTAAAGAATCATATGGTAAAGCATTATTTCCGAGAGAAGGTTTAATTGCTTGTTTGATTTTATCATCATACTTTACTTCAATTTCAGGGAAATTACCGGTAATATATTTTAAAATTTCATAAAACATTCCAGTATCAAATAAACCGGTAGGGGTAATGCAGTAAATTCTACTACTTGTAAACTTTCTACCAAACCGTTTCATGAAAAAAGCATTAGGATTTTTTACACTAAAATACTCTCTTATTTCATCAAACTTATCTCCTGTAAGTCTACAAATTCTACGGTTTGGTAAATACTCAAAATTAATCATACTACATTTGTTCTAGTTTCATTATCTCTACTATATTCTTTATATCGTATGTAAGCGACGAAAACGTTTTTTCCGTCTTTTCTAGAAACTCTATAATTAATTTTTCTTCTGCAATTTTTAAAATTAACTCTTTAACAATATCAATTTCTTCTGCTGATTTTTCAACAACCATGTTTGATAGTTTAACTGGAGATTGGTAGTTAATTTCAGTGGAAACCTTTTTAATAAGTTTTAGTTTATCTGCTTCTAATTTTAGAAGATTACGTTTATGATTAATAAGTCTACTAACCCATTGATGCTTACGGTTAGGCGATCTTAAAGCACACTCTTTAATATTAAACTCATCGATCTTAAGATCTTCTTTAATCTCCTCTATGTATTGGGTTAGTAAATCCATTACGCTATTATAAATATAATTATATAAAAGTCAATGAGTATATACCGTGAAATTTTTAAAAAGGTGCTTAAAGAAGATGGAGATGGTTATATACCATCTATACCTAATACGGCCGGTAACGGTGGAGCTTTAGGTAATGCTGCATCAATAGGTGCATCAGGATACGCTTCTGGTACACCGGGTACTGATACATATGCAACAGGGGATGCAAGGATCCCTACGTCTATATTTGGTGGTACTTTAACCAGAAACGGTCTTAAAAAGAAGAAAAAGAAAAAGAAAAAATAATGGACCTCGGTCACTGGCAAACAAAATTAGAAATAACTGAAGCTAATCTACCGTATGGGTTTATTTACATTATAACAAATACCGTTAGTAATAAAAAGTATATAGGTAAGAAGCAGATGAAGTCTGTTAAAAAGCTTAAGCCTTTAAAAGGTAAAAAAAATAAAAGACATTTTGATATTGAAACTGATTGGAAAGAATATACTTCCTCATCAAACGATCTAAATGAAGATATCGTTAAAATAGGTAAAGATAAATTTATTTTTGATATTGTACATCTTTGTGATAGTAAATTTGAGTTAGCGTACTACGAAGCTAAAATGCAATTTGAACATGAGGTGCTAATAAAAGATGGTTATTATAACGGAATTATAAATTGTAGAATTGGAAAAGCTCCTAGAACATTATTGGAAAAGCTTTATAATAAGGTATGACG